ATCACCCCAGTTGAGTCTATAGCAGAAGAAATACTTTCAGAAGCACTTTTAGATAACAATTTGAGCGCCGAAGAAAAAGAAGAACTTATTGGTGCAATCGCTGAAGTTGCGACCTTTGAAAATCCGGTCGATAGCAAGATGATTACCGACTTAGGCATTGACTTGAGTGAATTACCAGCAAACACGCCCGTAGAAGTGCGTGAAGGCGTTGTGATTACTGCTGAGGTCGCTAATGCGTTGGAAGTGTTTTCAGACCCGTCTGAACTATTTGAAGACCCAAGCGTGTTGGTGACTGCATTAGCGAACATTGGGGCTGACATGACGGAAGAAGAACGTCAAGAGTCAGAACAGGTTGTTGTTGCGTCTGTTATTGCCGCTGGTGCGGCGGTTCAAGCGGCGGCTGGTGCAGCGGTCGCAGCGGCAGGTGGCGCGGCTGGTTCGTCTGGTGGCTCAGGCGGTGGCGGTGCAAGCGGCTCAGGTGGTTCAACAGGAAGAAGAAAGGAGTAAATCGTGAAAGGTTTCTTCAATGACATGCTTGGACAAGCGTGGACATTGCTAGGTATGTTCGTGGCATGGGTCGTTCTTGACGGGTCAGCAAAGACAGTTGTTGGTTATGCAATCGTGTTGACTATCATCATCTGGTTCATCACTTACCCGTTTAGAAAACGCAACGACTGATTCCTTATGGTGTTGCTGAATGAGTGCTAACCTATTCTTGCGTGGCTTAGTTGCCCAATACCGCATACTTATGCGTGACTCTAGTAGTCCTGCGGGTGGCTTCGTCGCACCCGTAGAAAGGTATGAGAATGGCAAAGTATCGCATTTTGTCGGGCATTGACTACCCGCCTAACAAGCGAGCCGAGGCGGGCGACGTCGTTGACGACCTTCCTGCTAAATCAATCAAGTGGCTACTTGAGTCAAACATCATTGAACCTGCCGACAAAGAAACTGCCGCTCTAAAAGTTGTCGACGTAGACGACGACGCAAAAGACGGTGACGGTGACGGTTTAGTTCAAGAAGGCACTACCGCCGAGCGCGAAGTGTCTGACATTCCAGAAGAATCACCAGCGGTTGAAGAAACCGTTATCGCAGAATCATCAGAAGAAGCAGGAGAGTAATCCATGCCTACTTTCGTTCATGGTAAAAGCACCGGAATCAATTTTGCCGAGTTCAACCTAGCGCCTTACTTCAATTCAGCAAGCGTGTCACGTGAAGCCGAAACCGCAGAATCAACTGCCTTTGGGTCAACTAGCCGCTCATACATTGTTGGACAGAAAACAGGCACAGTATCAGTTGAAGGCATGCTTGACTCAACCGAAGATGCAGTAGACGAAGTATTGACCAACGTTCTTGGCTCAGATAACACATCATCACCATTGACTCTTATGAGCGGTGGCACAACTACTGGTAAAACTTGTGTTTTGGCTTTGCCTAACGCGACTTCTTACGAGATTTCTTCACCAGTCAGCGAAATTGTTGCCGTGTCAGCAGAATTTCAGTCAAACAGCAACATTGACAACGGCGTAGTGCTTGCAGGAAACACCGCAGTCACCACTACCGCGTCAACAGGTTCATCTGTAGACAATGCCGCGTCAAGCGCGAACGGGGGCGTAGCACACTTGCACGTCACCGCAAATACCAGCAATGGTTCTGCCGTAGCCAAAGTGCAACACTCGGCAGATAATTCGACTTGGGCTGACTTGGTGACTTTCACCACAATCGGCACAGGAACCGCCACGAGTCAGCGCAGTATTACTGCCGCTGGAACGACGGTAAATCGCTACCTTCGGGCGCTAATCACGCCAGCAGGTTCATCAGGCAGTCTAACCGTGACTGTCGCTTACGCAAGGAGATAAAGAAATGCCAACATTTCGCCATGGTAAGAATTCCGTCTTCAAAGTAGATAACTCAGGCGGCACTCTTACAAACATTTCAGACGTTCTAAACAACGTTTCAATGCCACGTGAAGTAGAAACCGTAGAAACCACTTCTTTCGGTTCTTCTTACCGTTCATACGTTGTAGGTTTCCAGAATGCAACTATCAGCATTGAAGGAACTTGGGACGCAACTGTAGACGCTCACCTAGCAGGTATTCTCGGACAGGACGCAACCGTGTCTTTCGAGTATGGTCCTGAAGGTTCGACTACTGGCTACGTGAAATACACCGGAGAGGCATACATGACCTCTTACGAAACTTCTGGCGCTGTTGGCGAGGTTGTGACCTTCTCAGCAGAACTACAGGTTTCGGGTGCAATCACTCGCGGCACATACTCATAAACCGCTACTCTATAACTGAATAACTAATCGTGACCCAAACGTGGTCCCAATCAAGGAGTAATCGTGGCTTCAATCAGAGAAACAATCTTCGCCGCTAATGACATCACTTCCGAAAAGGTAGAGGTAAAAGAGTGGGGGGTGACGGTTGAAGTTCGTTCTATGACAGCACTTGACCGCACTCGCACTCAGAGCGCGGCGGCTAGTGGTGACGGCAAAGTAGACATGACGTTGTTCATGTCGGAAGTTGTTATCGCCTCGGTGTTCGACCCAGAAACTGGTTTGCCAGTATTTGAGCCGGGCGACCGTGACAACCTTCTAGCAAAGAATGGTGCAATCGTAGAAACTCTTGCTCAGAAGGCAATGTCTATTTCTGGAATCGAGGAAAAGTCAGTCGATAAGGCTGGCGCTGGGTTTCCTGAAGTCGCCGGAGAAGCGATTACTGTTTGAGATTGCTGAACGTCTGGGTCGGACGGTGGGAGAACTGCTTTACGGTAGTCCTGCTCACCGCCCGCTCAGTTCAGTTGAGTTGACCGACTGGGCGGCGTTGTTCAAGTTGCGAGCATACGAACAAGAACAAGCACAAAAGAAGGCTAAAAGTAAGAGGTAGGTGAAATGGCTGGAGTAGAAACAACCGTAAATGCGCGGTTGACCGCTGACGATAGCAATTTTACCGCGGGCTTTAGCCGTGCCTCTCAAGCCGCTCAAAACTTTACTCAATCCGTAGGTCAGAGCCAGACCAAAATGGCGGCTATCGCTGGTGCGGTAGGTGGGTTGGCGTCAACTTTTGGTATGTCAATGATTGCCATGACCAAAAGTGCCGCTGACTTTGCGTTCAACACAGTAGCCGACTTTGAACAGACCCGTATCGGGTTTGAAGGTATTCTTGGTGGCGCGGCTCAGGCAAAAGACATGCTTGGACAACTACAAGCGTTTGCCGCTACCACGCCTTTTGAATTTACTGAACTTGCCACATCTACTAAGCAACTTCTTGCCGTAGGTTATGCAACAAGTGAAGTCATTCCAATGATGACCAAACTTGGTGACGCAACCGCAAACCTTGGTTTGTCGTCTGAAGCCATGAAAATGACTATTCGTGCCTTTGGTCAAATCCGTGGTGCGGGTAAAGCAATGACGCAAGACCTATACCAGATTTCTAACGCGCTACCGGGTTTCAACCCGTTCAAGGCAATCGGTGACGACATTGGTAAGAGTCAAGCCGAAGTGCGCAAAATGGTTGAGAATGGTTTGATTCCTGCCGACCAAGCAATCGAAGCGATTCTTTCTGGCATGCAAGCAATGCCGGGCGCGGCTGGTGCTATGGCGCGTCAAGTTGAAACTATCAAAGGTCAGTTGTCTAACCTAAATGACACCGTTCAAATCAATCTCATAAAAGGTTTCCAAGATACCGGATTCGCGGTCAATGCTTTGAAAGGCATTACTGCCGCGGTTGGTCCTGTTATGGCGGCGACGTTCAAGGGCGTTGGAGCGGTTGTCGGTGTTGTTGCGCCTATCTTCAAAACACTTGGCAATGTTCTTGCCGTCGTTTATGAAACTCTAAAGCCGTTTGCCGCGATTCTTGCAGGTGCGGTTCTTATTGCGTTGAAAGGCGCGTCTGCGGCTATTACTGCGCTACTCGCTCCTTTGAACGCCATGCTGACTTATTTCAAAGAAAATCCAGCCGTCTTGCGCACCGTCACAGCGGCGGTCATTGGTTTCTACATTGCTATCAATGCGTCAACTATCTACACCAAACTGGCGACCGCGGGCAACTGGTTGCTTGTTGCGTCACAGAAAGCCGTTGCCGCCGCTTCTGCTATTGCACAAGGTGGTATGGCGCGTCTAAACGCTGTTATGGCGTTCAACCCTGCAACTCTTTGGATTGCTGGTATTGCCGCCCTTATCGCCATTCTTGTGCTGGCATGGCAGAACAGCGAAACATTCCGCAACGTAGTCACAGGCGCAATTGACGCCGTCGCTCGCGTTGTTGGCGTTGCTATCAAGTTCATTCTTGAAGCACTCGGCAACTACGTCATGGCATTAGGCGAAGCCATGGACGGAAACACTACATTCGGTAAAGTAATCCGTTCCGTCTACACGTTCATTCTGACTGTTATCAAGACAGTAGTTGTCGGTATTTTGCGTCTTTACAGTTGGTGGTTGGGCGCAATTTCAGACGCTATTAGTTCAAACGGTGTACTAGGGCAGGTCATTGCCGCTATTTTCA